CATCTCCCGTGGGGATCGACTCGCGCAGGCGGGCCGAGCGGACAACCACGGCGGGGACAATCAGATCGTCGCCAGTGTCGGCGCGGGTCACCGTGACCGCGCTCATGTCGCAGTAACCGCGCAGGGCAAAGGCAAAAACATCGACCACGCATTTCTCGACGGCTTCCTCCAGAGGTTCCGGGGCGCGGCGTTTAATCGACTGATAGGTTAGCGGGACGGACTCTGACATGAGAAGATGAGTTCTTGCCCGTCTTGCGAGCGTTCGATGCTGATGACGCGGTAGGTCTTGGTAACGCCTGCCGACAGGACTTCCAGCTTGCTCCCCACTTTGACCGTGCGGGTGGTGGTCGTGGACTTAACGTGCAGGCCGATGTCGCGGGAGGGTAGGAACCCGCCCTCGGCAATGTCGCTGCCGACCGTTCCCTGTGTGACCGCCGCGCTAAACGTGGACGAACCGAAAGTCACCGTTGCGGGCAAGTCCGCAATGATGCTGTCGAGTTCGGTAGCGAGCCGCGCCGTGTCGAGGGCCATGCTATTCGCCTTCTGTCAATGGCTTCTGAAGGGTGGTCTTGGCGCTGTCGTAGTTGTAGCGGTGCAGGATTTGCGGGATATGCGCCTCCGTCTCGGCTTCGGCCCAAAGGTGACGCAGCCATAGCACATCCTCATTCCTCCGCACTTGTGGCACGGCATAAGCGCAAGCCAGTTCCCGCCGCCAGACGCACCAGAACCACGGCGGGCGCTTGGTCACTCCACCGGGGCGGAAGGGTTCGACCTCATGGCCGAGGCGGCAGTTGATGCGTCCCGTCTCGCCATCGACGCTGGCCCATTGGTCGAAGGTAATAACGTCCTTGTCGTAGCTGATATTGGCGAGGACGAGTTCAAAGTAGCCCTCGCACAGCGCATCATCGTCATCGAGGAAGGTGATATACTTGCCCCCTGCTGCGCGTAGGAGCTTGTTGCGGGCCTCCCCGATGCCGCACAAAAGGTTTTCCCGCATCATTACTATCTCGACGTTGCGACCCTTCACGCGGTCTTCCAGCGACCGAAATAGGGCATTAGCTTCCTGCTCCCGCTCGGTGATGGTTGGGATGAGAACGGACAGATCGGGTGTCGGTGCGCGTTTCATTGTTTGACCCAACAGCGCCCCGCGATGACGTAGGGCTGCGGAATAGCAGCGGCTACGGATGGCGCGTCGATGTCGTGACCCGCAAAGACCCCACCGGGGGCAATCTTCGGATGCCATGCGGCGAAGTCCCGGCGCGCGGATTCGGTGGCATGATCGGCGTCGATAAAGACTCCCCACACCGAGCCATCGACAAAGAGCTTGGCCGAGTCGGCGCTGTCGCCTTCGATGACCTCGACCAGATCGGTCACGCCCGCAAGGCGCAGGGTTTCGTCAAAGGCCGCGCGAAAGGTTCCCCCACCCTGCGCGGCAAGGCCCGTCTGCACGGCGTCATCCGGTGCGCCTTGGAAGGTGTCGATGGCGACGATGCGGCAGGGCTTGCCGAGACGCTTAATCGTCGCGGCAAAGTGTGCGATGGAATGACCGACCCATGACCCGACTTCTACGAAAGTCGCCCCCTCCGGTAGCTCGCGGGCAATGGTTTCGTAAAGCGGGGCGTAATCAAACCAGCACGGGATGTCGTTTTGCATAGATTGCCTTCGCCCTTTCGTATTCGGCGGGGTCGTTGCTGCGCTCATAGGTTGCGTCCATTTTTACCTTGTCGTTAAAGAACGGATGATGGTGGCGGATGACGATTTGCGGGGCTTCGATGATTGCCCCGGCCTTAGTCGCGGTTGTGGTTAGATCGTTGTCGGAATACACGTTGCGATATTCCCCGTGGAACAGTCCGTGAATGTCGTGCCAGCGGCGGGTGACGATGGCGCAAGTGATTAACCCGTCCGTGCGATTGCCGTCCGAAACGCGCAGCACTTTGGGCGCGAAGATGTCGCCGCCTAACGCCTCAACAATGAGGCGATCCCAACCGACCGGAGGTTCAAAGTCATCGGCAATCTGGATCAGCACATCGCCAGAAGCGGAATCGGCGGCGGCGTTCCATGCGCCGACCGAGTAACCCCTGTCGGAGATTACAGCCCGGAACCGCGCCAGCTTTTCGTCCGTCTCTTTATCGTCCTCGTCTATGGCGAAGATATGCTCTACGGCCATCGGGTTTGTGGCGCGAGACACCCACAGATTCATTGTCTGTATTGCTTGCGACCAGCGGCCACGGGTGGCGTGCAGCAAAGAAATGCGGGGCTTGCCGCCGTCTTCCAACATCTTCTCTTCGATCTCCGCAGCCTTGTCCTCGTCACCATTAGCGCGGTGCGCCCACGCAAGGGTGGCGTGTCCCTTCCAGCCGTAGATTTCCGGGCGGTGCGTCCATTCGTAGATTTTCGGCTCCTTGATCGTTAGGCAATGCTCGGCAGTCTTGACGGCTTCGGCAGTCTGCCCCGCGTCCATCTGAAGCAACGCCAGCAAATGATACGCCTCGCGCCGGGAGTCACAGAGCTTGATCGCGCGTTGCAGCAAATCCTGCCCGTGTTCGTTTTTCTCGGCCATCATGGCAAGGTTCAGAAAGACCTCGTAGCGATAAACGCCATCGAGGTTGTCGAGGCGCAGGGCTTGCAGTCCGTATTTGACCGCCTCTTCGCGCTTGCCGAGCAGGAAAAACTCGTAGTGCAAGTAAAACGCCAGATGCTGCATTTCTTGGTAGCGCCAGAGTAGGATGTTGAGGTTGCGTTCCTGTGATCCGGTCTTGGCGTCGAGGGGTTGGTGAACAATGCGGATGTCCTTGCGGACGCGCACTTGCAGGGCGTCCTTGTCTTTGTCTTCCGTGACCGGGATGCACTTTTCGTGAACCCCGTTAAACCATGCCGCCGTGCCTCGGCGAAATAGGCGCTCGCGCAGGACGGACTTACAATGCTGGGGCAGTTCATACTCGGCCAGAATCCAATCCTCCTTGGTATCGGTGCAGGCTTGCTTGATCGTCTCGCCCATCCCTTCGGGCAGGGTATCGTCGCAGTCCATCCACATGAACCACTCGGCGGGCGTTACTGCGGCGAGGCGAAAGGCTTCGTTGCGGGCGGCGGCGAAATCGTCCACGAAAGGCCACGATGCGGTGGCGGGGCTGTTGTGGTATTCCCCGACAATGCAACCGCGCTCACGGGCAATCTGGAGCGATTTGTCGGGCTTCTGGCCCCCGATGGCGCGAACAACAATAACGGTGTCGCTGACGGTGAAGGCGCTGTCTAAAGCGCGGCCAATAATGGCCTCCTCATTGCCGCATATAAGGCACACGGCGACCTTCGACTGAATTTGCATCTGCCCCGTGGCAGACTGTCAATCAAACGAAAAACCCCGCCCTTTCGGGCGGGGTCTTGCACACACACAGAACCAGCAAACTTTACGCGAAGGAGGTGTCGATGCCGATAGCGCAGCTTGCGTCGATCAGCTTCTCAGCCGTGTTTTGGCGGCAGCGGATGACGTTAGAGCGGCGGGCTTCGTCGCGGTAGGTTTCCGTGACGAGCGGGGTCGGGCTATCTTCGCTCCAGAGGAGGGTGCGGCCAAGTCCACCAGCGGTGAACTCACCAGCGCCAAGCTTGGCGACGATGACCTTGTTGTTGCCCCAGATGAACGAACCGGAGAAGGACTGGCCTTTCTTCGCGCCATTTTTGGCAGCGCGGCCAACCAGCACGCGGGACACGTTCAGCGCGTCAGCCACTTCCTGCGCGGAGGCAGGGCGGGCCTGCGCCACGTTTTTCACGGGGCCGAAGATGTTGTTGAGCAGCTTGGTCGAGCGGCGGATGCGGTTGAAGACCTGCAAGGAAAGGATCACCGTGTCGGCAACCACGTTCTTCTTGGCGAGTTCCGTCATCGCATCGTCAACGTCTTTGGCGATGTCGAGGGTATCGACCGAGCCAGCGGTGTAAGCTGCCGCAGCCGAGATGGCGCTGATGCCGCTGCCGTAGAGCAGGGAAGCAACGCGCTCTTCATGACCGATGAGCAGGCTGTTGGAAAGGAAGGTCGCGGACGAAACTTCCACATCGAAGTAGCGACCGAGATCAGACGAAGACTCATCTGGCAGCAACTCTTCCAACTCGTAGGAGGCGGTCGAGTAGTTGTCGGTGGTGAAGCGGCGGGTGACGCGCGAGCGATCGGTGCCGGGAGCGGTGCGGAGAGCATCGCTATTGAAGGCTTCGCCGCCGCCGAGTTCGATTTTCACATACTCACCGGAGCGAGCAGGAACCGAAAGGACGGGCAGGACTTCAAGGCCGATGAAAGGCAAAGCCGAATTGTTCGACTGCGCCTCAAAGACGGCCTGCGAGATTTCCGCGCGGGGAAGAGCGTTTGAGTTAGTGTAAGCCATAGTAGTAGGTCGTTAGTTGTTAGAAGCTCTTCATCGGAACCGCGACTTCGATGATATCGTTGGTCGTGCCCGCGTTCACCGCGAAGCCAACCGTGACACCACCAGCCGAGGCCACGGTGCCAGCGGCAACCGCGTGAACAGCCGAGCCAACGGCCACGCCAGCACCGCTGACGGTCGCCATATAGGTCGGGTGGAAAAGTTTGACGTTCACGACTTGAGCCGCCGAAGCGTCTTCCTGCGTAAACCCGATGGCCGCACCGTTGGTGGCGGCGACAACTTCGTTCTCGGTCGTGTGGAGGCGAACGAGGCGGAAGGCGCTGATCGCGGCGTTGGCGACGAACGAGCGGTTTGTTGAATCAACTTGGGATGCCATAGTTTTGTTTGATTAGAGGGTTTTGATGCCGCTGTTACGGGCGGCGAGATACAGATCGGGGAAGCGGGCGATGACGGCCTTCGTGGCGGCGGAACCGGAAAGACCTTCGGCCTTCACGACTTCAAGGGCTTCGGAGAAGTTGGTCGGCTCTTTGACCTCTTCGGTCTTAGCCTCGACGGGAACCGCAACGGCCACGGGCTTTGCGCCGAAATTGGTGACGAGCGATTTGATCTCCGCGAGTTCGGCGGCGAGCTTCGCGCTCATGTCTTCGGACTCCTCGTCTTCGTCGGTGGTTTCGATGGTCACTTCGGCCATCTTCTCTTCGTCCTTGGGGGCCATCGCTTCAAAGCGGGTGTTGGTTTCCGCAACGAAAGCCTCAAACGCGCTCAATTTTTCATTGATCGGCGCGAGGGCAGCGGAGAGGGCTTCGGCAAATTGCTTTTCGTCCATAGCCTTTTTCTCGCTGTCAACCTTAACGCTAAACAGCCCCGTGGGATTCGCGGCGGGAGCATCAACCAAATCGGCGCTGTAAATCTCCGTGCAGCGGGCAAAGACAATATCGTTGTCGCTCTCTTCGTGTTCGCCCGTGAACGAGATCGAAAGACCGAACGTGTCGGGCATAAGCTCGGCCATTTCCAAGATGCGAGCGGTCGCATCGTGATTCTTGAGCAGGAACAAGTCGGCGCGGAGTTGGTCGCCGTCGATGCGGAAGTTTTTCAGCGTGCCGACAATCTCGTTGAATCCGGTGTAATGATCCGTCTTCACCTTCAGCCCGCCCGCGTAAGTCTCGGCGGCGGCTTTTACTTCAACCAGGGTTTGCGCGTCGATTTGCAGTCCGTGGCCCTTGGCTTCGCCAACCGTAATGACGCTAACGTCAGAAATGGTTGCAGCCTGCGCGTCGATCTGTCCTTGAAGAACAGCGAAGTCGGTCTTGGTCATGCAAGACGCAATCTGTCAAAAGGTGGAGGCGGGGGGCTTTCACCCCCGTGCCAGACTCCGCAGAGTCGGTCGAAGCAATCGCCCCCGTTAAGTGTTAGCCTTCATCGTCATCGACGGCATCCATCTGTGCCGCGCGGGCCGCAGCCCATGACGCACCCGCATCGCCGCCCCACAAGGCCCACGCGATGCGGCCAGCAGACGGATAACCGTCTTGCCCCGGCTTAAATCCTTCGCCCTGCTTATCGACTTCGTGACGGGCAAAATAGCTGTTCATGCGGCGGATCGTATCCGGTGAAAGATTGGCGCGGTTCATCAAGTCGCGCGCACGGGCGACTCCGACTTCTGTTCCTCCGCGATTAAACTCATCGCGCCACGCAAGACCGCGCTTGGCCTCGACTGCGAGCGCGGCAGTCGGCTTGAAGTTGATGTGCGCGTATTTCTTGGGGATGGCAAAAGAAGCGCGCTGCAAGTCTTGAGGAATCGAAGGTTCGGTTATTACAGGCTCAACATCCGGGGCGCGGTTCGGATCGGTAGCGACCGATTGCTTGCCGCCGCTAATTTCCTGCGGGTCGAGTTCCATTTCATCGGCAAGCTCGCGGATATAAGCCGCCTCTTTGGCGCGCTGCCTCATGCTGGCCTGCCAATCGTGTCCCGCTTCGCCATACATTTCCGCCGCCGTAGTAAGGCCCATACGCCAGAGTTCGATGTCGGCGCGAGCATCGCGCCCCGCGTCAATGCTAACCGATCCCGGCCATTGCCATTGACCGAGTGTGACTTCGGGGCGGTTTGGCAGGAGTCGCTTGGCGGCGGCATCCATCAAGGCAAGGCGCACAACTTTGTTGAGGAATTGCGCCTCTAACTGATAGCGCCAGAAGTCGAACGTGCGCTCGGCTTGGCGAAGGTCTTTGCGGGCTTCCGGGCCTGCGCTTGAGCGGTCGAGAACAACGCGGGCCGAAGTTCCCATTGCGCGGCACATCCGGTCTTCCAAGTAGCGGACAAAGTTGGAAAAGGCTTGCGCGGGGCGGTTGGAGTTTTGGAAAACCTCCATGCTCTCGCCCGTGTTCAGATAGTTAATGCGCCCCGGTTCCAGCGCGGTCAGCTTTATCTCGTTGCCGAATTGGTCTTTCTCCCCGCGCAGCACGGAAGCAAGTTCCTCGTCCGCGCCATACTCGGTCTTGACCACGCCCGCCTGTGACGAGGCCCAACGCGCGGCGAGCTTTTCGTATTCGATCAAGTCGGCTACGTCTTGCGCGTCATCCAGCATCGGCGCGAGAACCGAGCGGCCCCGGTATTCGTCGGGGCGGGTGAAGTTGGCGATGTGGCAGAAGTTCTCCGCGTCGATTTCCTCAAAGTTCAGATAGCTGCCTGCGCGGTTGCGCTCATACACGCGGTATTTCAGCGGACGCCCGCGCGGGTCGATCTGCACCCCGCCGATATAGGCAGGGTCGTTAAGGTCGAGGTCAATGTCCCGCCCGATCCGGTCGGCAGTCACGGTCTGAAGTTTGAGGTCATCCCCGTCGCGGACAAGGATCACGCCGCAATCGCCATCGACAAGGACGGCCCGAAAGACCAGTTGCGTAAGGCAAAGGAGCGAATGGCGTCCGGTCAAGTCGCAGTTGGCGAACCATTGATTCAGATACGCCTCAACGTCTTGGTCGAGGGCCGTGTCGCCCGTGCGGGCTTGGTAGGAAAGCGTGCCTGCCGTGTGAATGACGAAATGAGTGAGGATCGCGCGAACGGTGGAGAAGTTATCGTCCAAGTCGCGGGCGCGATTCATTAACCGGATGCGCTCGGTTGTTCCCCCGATCTGCTCGGCGGGCATATTCTGACGCGCCTGCGGGCGGGCGCGGGTAATCTTGGCCGCGTCGAAGCGCGAGAAAGCGGTTAGCTTCTGCCGCGCAACCTCCCGGCGCAGGGCCGCGCGGGGGCTGAACAGGGCGATGGTCTGGTCAACAAGGTTCATTATGAGCGGACGCCCGCAAAGGAAGCGTAGGTCGTTCGGCGGCGGCTACCAGAGGCGCGGTCGATGGCGGCAGTGATGTCGCCAAGCGTGTTCCGCATCTCGGTCAGATTGGCGCGGGACAGGCTGCGCCCGCCGATGGAATAGCTGACGCCGTTGGTGGCGATGGCTTTGATGGCGGCGACATACTCATCCCGCAACTCGGTAAGAGTCGCCACGGGTAAGCCGTAAAAGTCGGAACGCGCCATGCTTTTGCCAAACTGTCAAAGGCCAAGCACTCGCAGGATGACCCGACAAGTGGCCTCGACTGACCAGACAAAGCCCAAGGCGGCGAAGCAAAACAGGAAGATTGGGATTGCCATGCTCCCGCGCGGTTGATCGTTCACAAGCCAAACTCCGTCTTGAGTTGCATTGCCAGTTTCGCCAAGCGGTCGAACTCGTAGAGGAAGTCGCGCGCTGCGTCCCGTTGCCACTCGGACGGCAAGCGGTATTGCGTCTTGAACGAGAGTGTGAAGGGCGGGCGATCCTTCTCCCCCTCCCCGCCTTCGGCCTTCGGCTCCGGTTCGGGCAGGATGCCCGTGATTCGGTAAGCATCATTCAGCCCCTTCGGGTTCTCGTTCAAAAGCGAATCCAGATTCGTTTTTGCGAGCTTCATCCATTTTTGCAGGGTGCGGATTCCGCGCTCGCCAGCGTTAGCCTCAAGCCATTCTTGAAACTCGCCGTGCGGCACGACTTCCTTTGCCTTGAGGCAGACGGCCCCCGCGTTCCATGCGTGACGGATAGCAAGCTCGGCCCCGGCTTGGGCAAGGGCCGCGCAGCGGTCGGCTTCGTCGGCGCAGCGTTTTAGCTCTGCGGCACAAGTGTCTGCATCAATGCAGAGCGCAAGGTCGAGAGACGGTTGTATGAGTTGGAGTTCGGTTGTTTGCATAATTTTTCTTTTCGTATTTGGTGAACCCGCAGGGCGCGGGTTCGATATGATTCGCGGGCGGTGTCACTTTTCATGTGCCGCGCGGTCGGGAGGTCGAGATCGTCCTTGATGGAAACGATGACCTTGGAGACGGCGGCACGGGTCACGCCGTATTTCCGGGCAATCTCGGTCTGGCTTTCCGGTTTTCTGTTTATGACCGCGAGATAACATTCCGCCTTCATCGCGGTCTGCCGGGTCTGCGAGTTGGTCAACGCTTGCAGCAAGCGGATCGCCGCCTCATCCCCGAAGGTGCGCGAGGCTTGGCCCCCTCCCTCTTGCGCTTCGTAGTCCTTCCAAAACTCCTTGAAGACCTCAAGGCTCCACCAGTCGAGCAGGGCGCGGAAAGACGCAAGCTGCGCGGGAGCGGCTACGCGACAGCGTGCGTCTAAAAATAAATCTTCCGCAGTATCGTGCGGCAGTTCGGGGCCGCAGGACGCTTCGTTGTAATCAGCGGGGTCAGCGTGTTTTGAGTCGTGGGTTATCACGACTCCGGGCGGCACGTAGGCTCATGGGTTCGGAGATTACCACAAGTCAAGAATCCGTCAAATGGCCCCCTTGCGCTGAAGCGCCTTGAGGCGGCGAACCTCCCCAGACTTCTTCCCTGCCTCGGAGTAATGCGCCTTGCTGCGGGCCTTGGCCTTGCCTGTGCCTGCCGCCCCGCCCCTCTTGCCAAGGGCGGCGGCGGCTTTGCTGATGTCGGTTTGTTTGCTCATACGGCGTAAGGGCTGGCGGTCACGATATACTCGTCGCGGTCGAACTCGACCACGATGATGTTCTGCGGCTCGGCCTCGTCAAGCTCGGCCTTGGGGGCGGCGGGCTTGATCGGGAACGGGATGATCTTATTGGGCTTCATGCCGCCTCCCCGTTTAAGTCGATAGGCAACTCAAGTTGCGGATCGGCGGCTTGGATGCGGGCCAGTTGCACGGTGTGCGCGTGGCGTATGATGATCTCGGTCAGCTTGAGAGCGGACGGGAGGTCGTAGTCGTGCTGCTCGTTGAAGTGCGCGGCGGCGTTGGCGATTTCGTTGATGTTCATGCGGCCTCCTTGTCCTTGGCGAGACGCCAGCCCGTGTTGTAGTTGGCGCGTCCGACTTCGGGCGCGATCTTCAAGGGCGCATCGTAATACGCCATGATGTCCTTGCCAGCGAGGCGGTCGGCAAAGCCGCGCTCCCGCTGCTTGTATTGCGCGCGGAGGAACTTAGTCATGCCGCGTTCCTTGAGGCGCGCTGTGTAGGGATTTGATGTGTTCATTGTGTTCTGTGTTCGGTGTTGTGGTTAAGCCGCCGCCTGCTCCAGCACTTGCCAGTTGGACGGACGTTTGAAAAACGCGAACAGCGCGTCTTTCGGAGATGGTTCAAACGTGGCGCGGAACCGCACCTTGGTGCCGCGTTCGCATTGATCTGCGGAGGAAGGCATCGTGCCGTAGGCACGTGTTCCGTTGCCGAAGTCCACAAGGCACTTGAGCGAGCCGCCGAAGTCATTCTCGACCCACTTGGTGCTGACCACGCTGCCCTCGACCTCGGCGCGGCCTTCTGGCGCGCGCAGGCCGTTGGCAACCGCTGCGGCGATTTTCTCGGCGCGGTCGCGGTCTTCGTGCAGCTTGACCACCGCCTCGCTGTAGAGCTTGCTGGCAAGCGCCAGTTGCTTCTCGCTCAACTGACCCTTGCGGCGGATGGGGTGCCGCATATCGTTAAGCGTAGCAACGCTGTAAGCGATTTTCTGATAGCTCGGATGACCCTGCGTGACGGGCGGATTCTTGGCGAAGTCGAACGCAGGAACAAGGTCGGCGTGCTCGGCAAAGAACTTGGCCTCGCGCACATCGCCCGCGCGGCGCTCTTTGACGGCCTTGCTGGCGGCGGCAACGCGCGCAACGGCGCGGTCGCTGTTGAGGCTGACCCACTTCGCGTGCTGTTGCAGGCACTCGATGTTTCCGAAGCAGTCGCGCCCGACGATGTAGAACTCGCCCGTGGGCGTATGCTCGACCACGCAGCTATACATCAGCCAGTGGCCGCAGCAGTCGCAGCGCGAGCGCATCTCGTCGTTGACCGCGCCCTTAACGTGATAGCGGTTGTAGGCCGCTTCATCGCGGACTTCCATCTCGACGCGGCGTTCAAAGCCGCTGACCGCGTGCGCGGACGGCTCGTCATAAACGTAGGCAAAAGCGACCAAGTTAAGGTCGCTGCTGGGGATGTTGCGGATGTGCTTGATCATGGCGGTTAGGCGCTGGCCTCGGCTTGCATGAGGCGGTCGTAGTGTTCGTAGCTGATATGCTCGGCCCACGTGCGGGCGCGGCGTGAATTTTTGCGCGGTGCGGGCGCATCGCCGTAAGCGTTGCGCCACGCTTCTTGATCGGTCGCACCCTCGCCAATAACGCACCAGCGAAAGGGATTGATCGCAGAGTTGCCGACGATGACCCAAAGGGCCAAGACCTCGCCGCGCTCGTTGAGTTGCTGCGCGGCAGTGGTGTTCTCCGCGCCCGGTTGGATGTTCTGTGTATTCATAACAGGGACAATTTAAGGCAAACGCTTGTCTTTGAAAAGGTAAAAAGAGCGTCCCTACAAAGATTTTTTTCCGCCCCCCTAAACCCCTGCAAATGACCGCTTTACGGGGTCGCCTTCTCTTTGGGGCGCTCGGCGGCGGGGGTCAAGACCTTGGCGAGCAGGGCGGCGACTACTTGCATTTTCTCGCAGTCGCGCAAGTGATTCGGCCTGCCTTTGACCACGCTCCACTTCGTCGTCACCTTCCCTGTCACGGCGTTGCGGAGTTTCTTCCGCACCGTGCTTGCGAGGTGTTCGTGCCAATCAAGCGGGAAGTCTTTTGGAAATTCCCAGCGCACCGGATCGGAGCGGCGTAACGCGTCTAAAATATCCTCGCACGTTGGCGCGGAGAATTTAATGAGCGGACACGTTCGGCGCGCGAGCGTCCCGGCATCCCATCTTCCGCCGCCCGCAGGATCGCCGCGCTCCGGGCGAGCGTAAGCGCGTTGCACTTTGCGCCCGTTGTCGTTCCACGTGAAACTTTCGTTGTCGCTACCGCGCAGGGCGACATAGCCAAAGCGGCAGCAAGCGAAATAAACTTCCCGCGAGGCGAAGGCGGAATCGACAAAGACGCACGGCGGGCGGATTTCATGTTCCTCGCGCAGCTTTTCCAAGTCATCCCACGTTTCGATCCGCCCCGCGAATCTTCCGCGCGAGCGACCGTCCTTGCTCCAATCGCGGATGACGGCCCAGAAGTGGCGACCGCCTGCATCTTGAACGTCCACGGTCATTGCGGAGAACTCAGCTTCGTCCCAACGATCCCCGGAAAGGTAATCGCTGGCGGCGGTCTTAACCTCCTGCTCCTTGTCGGCGTCCTCGACCCACGGCTCGGCCAGCGCGCCGTTGACGAAATCTTGCAGGCCAAGGAGCGAAGCCTTTTGCCGCAGGAAGATAACGGCAAGCTCGCCAAAGCCGCACGACCGCCACGGGGCGTAAAGCGAGTTGAGGTGATAGCTGCGCCTCCCGGCAGCGGCGTTAGGGTTTGTTGCTCGCCATTCCCCGGCGCGGAGCATCCGGGTCTTGTGTCCGTCCGTGATCTTGCCCTTGCACGCCTCGCACTCGTAGTAAGCCGAAGCCCTCACGGTGTCCTCATTCCACGCGCCGTCTTCCCCGCGCGCGGCGGTGTCCCACTTTACTTGCCCCCAGAGCAGGCGTTGCATGGCGTTACAATGCGGACACGGGACGAAATAGAAACGCTGGTCGCCTTGCTGAAAGGCTTGCCAGATTTCCCCCTCTGGGGTGGTCGGGGTCGAAGACTTTACGCGCAGGGCGTTGGTGTAGGACTTGGTGCGGTTCTCGGCCAAGGCTACGGCCCCGGCCTCGCGCTCGCTCGGCATGGCAAACTTATCTGTTTCATCCATGACTAAAAGTCCCGCAGGGCGCGAGGCAAGGTTCGCGGGGCTATTCGATCCGATAAAGGTCAGCGTGCAGTCTCGGAATTGCTGCTCAAGCGTCTTGAAGCGATGCACGTTGCTCGGCTTAAGAGCGCGCAGCTTGTCGCAGTCATCGACCATTGGTTGCCAGCGGTTCTCGGAGAAAGAGCGGGCCAAGTGTTCCGAAGGCATGACCCAGATAGACGGCACGGGATTATTCACCATGCGCCATGCCGTGCCGATCATCATTGCGGTGGTCTTGCTCGTCTGTGACCCGAAGCACAGGCAGAGATCGGTCACAGCAGGATCGGCAAAGGCATTAAGCGGCTCGCGGACGTAGGGGGTAAGCAGGGTTGAATACGGCCCCGGTGTTTCGGTCTGGCGGCGAGTTAAGACGATTTCGTCCTCGGCCCACTCCCAGACTTCACGGTTGTCGATGGGGGCGAAGACATCGCGCAGGCTGCGATCAAGTTGAGCGGCAAGGGTCATTTTTCGATAACCCATCCGGCGAAGTCCCCAAAGCGGAATATCTCGGTCGCCGGATCAAGCTCGCGCGGAGAAATAGGTCGCTGCACGCCACCAAGGGATAGCTCCTTGGCAAGTATCTCCTTGGCCTCGACCCCCGCCGCCGCCTTCCCGGCTAAAGCTAAACGCCAAAGAACGGTGGCAACGTAGCCGCTCGCAGGCTCGCACTTATCAAAGATGATGATCGCCCCGCCCGGACGTAGCCGCTCGCGGAGGCGCGCGATAAAGTCGGCGCGCTTCGCGGGCGGAACAAACATAAGGCAAAGGAAAAGAACGGCGAGGTCGAAGGGCTGATAGTCGAAGTCTGAGGCGTCTGCGATGACAAGCTCGCCGGGGCCGCAATAGATGTCGGCCATAGCTGCGGAGTTGTCTATCGGGATAAACTCGGCCCGCCGCGCGACAAGCGTTTCCGCTATCGCCGCGCCTATGTTTCCCGTGCTTGCGCCTATATCATAGACCCGCCCGCCCTCTGGGATGTAGTGGCGCGCTACGTGGGCGACAACGCCTGTTGTTAGATCATACCAAGGAAGCTGCTCGCGCACATGGCGGTCGAAAGCCCCGGCAACGTCCGATGTCTTAAATGTCCAATCGCGCGGAATAATCATAGTTAGTCTTTCGGCAGGTAGCCGTATTGTTTCTTGAGTTCTGTGTTGTAAAACTTGATCGGGTTAGCAATTTGACGAGAAACGGCTTCACTTATTCCGCTACCCCCTTGGAATGTGTCTTTGTTTCTTTTCACAATCCACCGGGGCAGCACCCCTTCTGATGCCTGCTTTAGCAAAACCTTGCCGGGGGGCGACTGTTGCTTGCCAAGCTGAATGACTGATTCAACTAACGCCTGCTCCATAAAAGGCAGGCGGCACTCGACTCCTGCGGCCATAAACGCCTTGTTGCAGCGCACGAAGTTACCGCGAGACATCTTTGCAAGGCTATCCAGGCGCAGTTGTTTTATTTGTGCTTCTGTTGCAGATGCTGCCTTGATGCAAAAATTCCCATAGCCGCCAAACAGTTCGTCTGCCGCCTCACCCGATAGACACGCTTTGAATCCGCGCTCTGCGATTGCTGCGGCCAGCGGAAGGCATAGGACAGCAATTTCAATTTGCGCTTTTGATGCGATCTCAATGCTGCAAATAGCTTTGGCGATAGATTCCGGGGAGCAGACAACAGGAACCTCCACAAGCGGCACTTGCAAATCAGAACACAACCGCCGCGCGCTTTGTGCGTCCTCTGAGTCTTTTTGGAAGACGGCAGTAAATGCGGTTACGGATGGCGCAACTTCTTTGGCCAGCGCAAGAATCAAACTACTATCAAGCCCTCCTGATATGAGGCAACACACCGGGGCATCTGCTGTGAGTCGTTTTTTGATTCCAGCCCGTAGCTGCTGCAAGACTTGTAGCGGCGTGGTTTCAGTTGCAGGAGGTAGCGAATACCATTTCAGCCATTGGCCGCTGTTCAAACAGAACGCATGACCGGGCGGAACAGCAATAGGTTGTAAGCCTTTAGGAAAAGCCTTTCGCTCGCTTGCCCAGTAATAAGATGCCCCGCGCTTTGCGAGATATAGGGGAATTTTGCCAAACGCATCACGAACTAACCAACTCCTGTTGTCTGCATCAGTCCACGCGAAGGCGAACATTCCATCTAAAGCCTGCGCTCCTTTTTCAAGGCCAAGAGTTTGCAGGGTTGCCGCCAACACTTCTGTGTCGCCCGTCGTGCGAAACACTTGGTCTTGTGCTTCCAGTTGTTTGCGTAGCTGTTGGAAATTCCATATTTCCCCATTGAAGGAAAGGCACGTTGCTCCTCGCAAAAACGGCTGCGCTGATGCTTCTGAAAGGTCAAGAAGGGCCAGCCGAACGTGTCCGTGAACAGCATTGCCTGCTGCATAGATGCCAGAGCCGTCTGGCCCTCGGTGGGCTATACGGCGCATCATCGCCTCTACTTCCGCCTGCGATCCGCCAAAGGTTCCAGCTATTCCGCACATATTTTTTTGAGGATAGAATCCCGCACAGCCGCAGCGATATGCGACATCATGACAGGCGGGACAGAGCGACCGCATCGCTCCCATTGTTGTGCGTAGGTGCCGACAAGCTTGAAGTCATCGGGAAAGCCGCAGATGCGTTTTAGCTCTGCGATCGAAAATTTCCTACGCTCAGTCGGATGCGTTACTGAGGCAATGCCAGGACTTCCGTGCGAAGCGCAAATTGTTGGCGAAGGCTTGTCCCGGTCTGCTCGGACTAAGTTGAAGTATTTGTCTGACTGCTCTCCTTCTTTAAGCGTTCCCCATTCTTTTCCGGTGCAATATTTACTGATGTCGGATTCTGCTTCGACATACAGATGGCCAACTCCACCAGCGCGGATCGTTGGGCTTGGTCGATGTGTTACGTCTCCAGCGCCCCACGCGCCCCCTGTGTCTTCCTCTGCGCTGACTATCCACGGAAGCGCATCCTTAATTGTATATCTGTAGGGAAGTGGAGCGGGATGCGATGGCTCTGCGGATAAATCGCTCCGCACGCCGACAAAGATTGTGCGCTGCCGCGCTTGCGGGACGCCGAGCCATTGCGCGTCAAGAACCTTGCATCCGACTTTATAGCCGCAAGACTTTAACTCTCGGAGAATTTCGAGGAAATAACCCTTGGCCGTTCCTTTGACGAGGCCGCTGACGTTTTCCGCGACAAAGGTTTTTGGCTGTAAGCCGCGCAAGAGACGGGCGAACTCAAAGAAAAGATCGTCCGTGCGTTGCTCGCTGTCGCTGTATTTCTTAACCTTGCCCCACCCAGCCTCGCGCTTGCCCGCCGTTGAAAAAGACGCGCAGGGCGGAGAGCCGTCGAATAGGTCAAGCTCGCCGGGGGCAAGGCCGATCTTTTCGAGAATGTCGTGCGGCTGCACCGTGCGGATGTCGCGCGTATCAAGGAAGGTGTAGTCGGCGGCGTTGGCGCGGTAGCTGTCTTGCGCTGCCGGGATAAACTCGTTGGCGTAGAGGACGCGGAAGCCCGCTATGCGGTAGCCAAGGGAAGACCCGCCGCATCCGCTAAAGGTCGATGCCGCCGTAAATCCATTCCACGGGATCGCAGCAATCTCCGTCATCGACGGGACGCGATAGGGAGGTTTTGATTGCGAGTCGTTCATTGTAGTTTTTTCAATAGTGTATTGGCTTGTGTTTACTGATCCGACCCCGCCTGCCATAATTGTTGGGCAGGGCAAGTTGTCTGGAATGTGCAACCTCCTTGCCCCCCCCCTGTCGCGTCTTTTAGTCATCGCGGTTGTCCGCTCCATTCGTAGCCGCATCGCGGACACTTAAACTCTGTGCTGATTCCTTCCCCGACTTCGGGAAAATCTTCCGGGGCGTCCGGTTCTTTAGTCTCGGCAAGCAGGCTGGCGAGGTCGGCTTCTCCAAAGCCGCTATCTTCAAGCGACACGCCAAGCTCGGCCAAGCCTTGCAGTTCAGTAGCAAGCAAGGGTTTGTCCCAATCGGCAAGTTCCGCCATGCGATTAATGCTGATTCGCAGCGCCTTAATGTCGGCCTCGCTCAAGTCATCGCACAGCACGACTGGCACTTCCTCCATGCCAAGATGCTTTGCGGCCTTTACGCGCAGATGCCCGTCAATCAGCGAGCCGTCAGACTTTGCCAAGACCGGGACGCGAAAGCCAAAGCGTTTGATCGCAGAGGCTACGGCCTCGACGGCATGATCGTTCTTTCGTGGGTTGCCTGCGTAGGCGATGAGTTTATTCAGTTGCAGTGTTACGGTTTTCATAAATGGCTTTGAAGAGGGTCTTATCGCGCCACTCCTCCAAGAGCTTCTGCGCGAGGACGGGGTCTTGCGGGTTGACCTTGGCGGCGAGGGCCGCAGGCATGGAGGCGGCAAGGGTGCGAACGTCTTGAAGAACGGCACGGAAGGCGCGGTCGGCATCTTCGATCTGAATGGTGCGGCGGTCGCGCTCAAGGAGGTCGCGCCATTGCCGCTCGTAGGTAAGTTGCTTGGCCGAATATTGCTGATGCGTCTGCGACCAGCGGCGGGAGGCTTCGATGTCCCCGGAGTGGTGAAGGCGGGCGACTTGCGCGGCGGCGTGCTTGCGTAGCTGGCGCTGCTCGTTAAGTGCCTCGCGGCAACTATCGGTATCGGTGAAGGTCTTGACGGGTTCTTCGATTGCTTCCTCCGCGCGGCGGTTCATCGCGTCGATGACTTCGGGCGGCTGTGCTGGGGCGGTGATGGCTCCGACGATTGCGGTGGCGGCAATGGCTTTCGCGGGGCTGGTTAGCTTGCTCCTTCCGTTGCGCCTGCGCCACGACTCGGCGGCTTCGACGGAATCCGTAGGCATCCCGCGCTGAATGCACTTGTGCGCCCCGTTCGGGGACATTCCCAAGGCTGCGGCGAGGGCGCGGACAGTCATCTTGTCCCCCGCGCCTGTCAACCTGTCCCCCTTTGCGTCGATTAGGGGACACTTAGGAAAATGACGAGAGTCGCGCGCAACC